TGTTAGAACATCAACGTCACCAATGTTATTAGTACCTGCTGGTAAGCTGGCGACAATATCCACTTGCATCTCGGTTCCGGCAATAGCTCCAGCCAATGTGCTTAAAGATCCCTGTGCTACCGTATCGCTAACATAAAGATCACCATCTGCGTCTTGAATAAGTGCTGCATAATCTCCAGTAGTACTTGCAGTTGACCCCTTAACGTCCGATCTTACTGCCAACATAAACGCACCTTCGTCCGCAGTAACGTGTGCTGTGTCCTCTGCATAAACAAACGCTTGAGAACCAATAGCCACTGTACCATCTACTGTGATACTGCCGCCATTGTCTGTAATCGGGATTGATCCATCAGCAGCAACAGCTAAACTGTTCGCTCCCGTTGAATCTGTTACTGCGATTGAATGGAATGCTCCATTAATCTCATCTAATGTAATACTCATAATTTCCTCCTTAAGACCATTCCTCGATCTCGACTGTTGATATTACACTTCCTTGTATATAAAGTGTACCAGCAGCAATATCAATGTCACCAGAAGAATAAACTGCCCCCGGCTTTACGGTCAAATATTTAGAACCACTATCACCCAAAACCAACGAGAACTTTAATATTGCACCTTGTCTAGACCGCAATAAAAACCTTTTTAAGTTGGTCACAAATGTATGGCTAACCTCTGTATCGGCAGTGGGTAGAAAAAGGTTAGTTAGCTTTTGTGTGGTCGGGTTTTGAATGTCTGCCGTAACACTCGCGTCGGTTATTATTATCGGCGTTGCATTAGCCATTTATGCAAGCTCCATAATTTTGACTCTTATAGTTTTACCTGTCGGTGCTATCCCGTATAGCGGAACGTTATTAGTTACGTCCATGGGTAAGTAAGAATTCTTAGGTACGTCCCATCCCGACGTAGTGCCTATAACATTATCTGCCGTTAGTCCCGTAGGCCCAACATATAAAGTTTCTACTGTATCAAAATTCCTAATTAAAAAAGAGTTTCTACCATCCAACGCCGATATAGGTAACAGTGTTTCCGTGTCACCTATATCCATAGTGGTAATTTTGATGGCGGTATTCAAACCCGTAGGGCTAAAAGTTCCAGTACCGGATGTTCGTAACCTGTATTCTGTTAGTGGGTCGCTACCGTCTACTTCGATAGCAGCTTTTTTTAGGACTTCAAGCCCATGATCATTAACGCTCACATCACCCTCATTAAAACCATCATTATTGGGTTAAGGTTGTTAGACCTGCTGTATAACTATTATAAACCTCGCAGCTTTTTTTCTTTCAAAAGTTGCTCAAGGTATAACTTACTCTCTTCACCGTTTTTCTTTTCACATGACTTAATTTGAGACAGAAGCACCCTATCACTAAAATAAAGCCTTTCTGAATCTTTTTGGGCTGGCTTTCTTTCTAGCCCAAGTTCTTTTTTTGGCTCTTCTTCCATCTCTGGCTCTTTAGGAAGTTTTTCTGTTAGCTCTTTATGTTCGTCTAGAATTTCTTCTAGCTCATTCTCTTTTAATGCTGGTTCGCTATTAAATATCCCCATGTGGCACCTCTTTGATTATGTCGTCTGGGATTATGTAAAACAAAACCCATTTTTTACCATCTTTAACTGGGTTACCCTTGATCTCTACTTTATAAGGTAACCGATTCACCCAAAGGATGAGTTCGTCCAATTTCTTGGAACGAACCCATCTTAGTCGAGTGTTAAGAACTTTACTCATTACTCACTTGGCATAATGTATTCGACGAAAAATCGAACCTGGCCAGCAGTAAGAGCAGCTACAGCAATAGACAGACTAAACTGACCAATGTTTGCAGCTGTTACTTCCACAGGTACTCCAATAGCAGCAGCGGCAGGGGCATTGGCATTAAATGCGGCGTTGTTGTATGCTGTAAGAGCTAAATACCTTGCAGATGCAGCGGCATCGCCAATCGAAACTGTGGCAGCGCCACCAGAGGTCATGGCCGTTTCTACATTATAGTGAACTGACTTAATGATTGCTCCAACAGGTAGACCTGCTTTATTTGCCAAAGCTGAAAGATCGATTGTTCCTACAGCTCCACCGCTAACGGCGAAGTCATAGAAGAATTCTTGATGTTGCGAACTATTTCCAATACTCATTGTGTCCTCCTGTTAAGATAGTGAAACAACTCTTAAGTTGTCCAATTGTTTAATACCATAAAGAACATCAGAGTTTACTCTAGTAGCTCTAACACCATCAACACCGAGATTAAATACTTCAATGTTAAGCTGATCTTGGATTGCAAGAGTTAAGAATGATGGATGGAACCAGTAAGAAGTGTTACCGATAACATTAGTCATCTTGGGTAAGAATCCTGCGATTGGTGTAGGTAGAGATCCACTTGTAAGCGGAGAACCTGCTGGAATAAAGTCCCTGCTGGTGAAGCCCGTGATATTGAAAATATCGTTCCACTGAGCAGCTCCCTTAACTGAGATTCTTCCTTCTTCAGGTACGTTTTGAAGATCAAGAAGCTCTTTAGTAGCAAGAATGTCAGCTAGTGCCAAGGTAGTACCGGCTGTGTAAGCAATCTGATGATCAGGGGTAGCAGCACTAGGCACTATTCCATTGTATGATTACCTGTTGCATACGCTTTTGAATAGCGAATACTGCTTTCTCTCTCAGTTTATCCATGTGCTCAAGTGATTGGATCTGAGTATCTTTTAGTAACAATAAAAATCCTTGTAAGATCTATTGTTAATAACTAAATTGCTGCCCAGAAACAGTAACAGCATCTGCGTCACCTCTGGCACCTTCAGCTAATTCACCAGAATCAGAAAATTCCGGAATAGAGCTGATGTTCACAATATCACCCAAGTCAGCTATCTCGCCTTCGTAGCTTCTGTCTACAGAATCTAAAAAGGGGAGACGATCAAGCAAAACTTCATAGAATCTTGCTGACCAGACCTCAGGGACAATTGCGGCGGCTGTGTTTGTGTTCATTAATTGATCGGCCATAAAAATCCTCCTAGTTGTTTATAAAACAACAGATAATTTCTAAGGCCAGTCACCAGAATTACTGTTTTTACTAAATGTTAACTCTAACCAATGCGTTTTGCCATAATTTTCTTATACTCGGCAGGTTTTTCTCTACTTAACTTAAGCAATTGTGCAGGAGAATACTCTTTAGGTCCACTACTTTCTTGGGCAGTAGCAGTATTCACGTTAGGCCCACCATGGCTTTTGAACATCGCTGGGAATTTAGTTTTAAAGTCTTCCACGTATTCTTTAGCTCCTAAAACATTTACGTTCCCTTCACTAGTCGTCTCAACTTTAACAAAACTTGAGTTATCTTTCTTCACGAAATCCACATAATTCAAATCAATACCCGCTTTAATCGCTTCAGTCTCGATAGCTGTTAGCTTCTTATCAGTCAAGAAGCCCTGCTGGAAGCTCGATAGCCTATCTTGAGCATCTTCTCTTTGTTGTTTCTCTCTCTCCCACAGCTCTTTATAGTTCTCAGCTTCTCTTAAACTAGACTCTTCCATCTGTGAAAGCTTCTGAGCTAGTTCGGCCTGCTCTTGCTTAATAACTTCGTTCTCTTGTTTAAACTTCTTAGCTTGTTCCTTGTAGAAGTTGACTGCCCCACTAGGCTTTTTGTCATCCTCTGGTGATGGTGTCTGATTGTTTTCCTCTGCTTTAATCTCTTCTTGTTGCTCCATTATTTCCTCCTAGTCAGTTTCGGTAATAATTTCTTAGATTTGTCCCTAAGAATCTTTCTTAATTTACGAGTGATAACCCTAGAGAACTCTTCTGCGGTTCCCTTCTTTGGAAATATCTTTCTAATAACTTTACTCTTCCCTGCCCCTAATTCTGAATGAATTTTAGCTAATCGACTAGTAAAAAAGACAGTCATTCCTCTTAATGTTTCCCTAACCCTGATACTGCGATGCAGTTTACCTGTGACCTTTAGGTTAACTGGTCTGGCTTTCTTGCCGGGTATCTTCTTCTCTTTGATCCGTTTTAAATAACTCGGCGAGTATTTATCATACCTACCTTCACCCTTAACTGGTGATCTACCTGTGCTCATTGCCTTGATTATCTCGCCTTTTAATATGTCTTTTGACTCTTTTACCCATTCTTTCTTTACTTTTCGGAAGTTTTTATTGAGATTCGCCTTAATTATGCGTACTAATTCACCTTTCTCAGGATCTATTTTAATCTCAGCCATCTTTAAATTCCTTAATGATCTGCTTGATCTCATTCCGTATCGCTGGCCTAAACACCTCACCCTTTTTAGGTATAGCTTGCCTTTTAGGAAGCTTTGTTTTCTGTGACTTTGCTGAGAATTTATTATGGTTGTCAGCCTTTTGGGCCTCTTTCTTGTCAAAAAACCCTATCTCTACACCATCTCTATATGGTTTAAACTCTAACGCATCAAGCATGTCACCAGTTAATTCCATATTGGGATCACCCGAACCAACATCTTCCTGTTTAAACTCCCTATATTCGCTACTTAACTTCTTCCAGAATCTACCATTAACCGAGCTTCTACCATCACTAGCATCCTCGAGTATTTGTTCAAGAACAAAGTTACCCACCTCATCCTTAAGCTCGTCTTTGTCATCTACACCCTTCATATCTAGGCGCAACTTAAATGTGACTTTACTTACCATCTACTGCTTCCTGTTCCTTTTTCTCTTGCTCTTTTGGTTCGCCTTCTGATTTGGCCTCAAGGGATGCTGTCATCTTCGCCCTATCCTCTTCCTTTTTAACTTCCATGCGATCCATCTTCTTTTTAACCATAAACCTGTCCATGTCTGGGTTGTCCCGCTTAATCGCATCCTCTAAATTATCTAGCCCTATATCCATTCTCTTTTGAATAACCTCAAGCTTTTGAAGCTCAGATAGCACTGGCTCTGGATGGCCAAACTGGATAGAGATCTTTTGATTCTCATCGATCTTACCAATCTCCTTCCACTCATCATCTAGTAGCCCTTTGTCGAATAACCAGTTATACCACTTGATGGCTGCCTTAATAAGCATTGGCTCTCTATCCTTATACATTTCTTGTTGATCTTGGATATCATCTAAGTTCTCGGACATTTTAATAATCTCTTGAATACCAGACCCTGCCGAGTTCGTGTCTAGTTTACCAGATGCGCTTCCCGGTTCTAGGTTATTACTAGATAGCAAGAACTCAAGTTTCTGTGAGACCATTGCCATGTGATCACCTATTGGCGGATTGCTTGATGCAAATCCTATCTTAGGCTCTGGCTCCCCATCTTTTACCTCATGGCTAATAAACGATGATGGACCTACTTGCATATGCTGAGGTACACCTTTGCCGAAGAAGTATCCAATCCCCATCCCCTGATATTTAGCGATGTAATATATATCAGTCATAAGTAGATTAATCCCTACTGCGCCATCAAAGATATCATCTCCACCCAATGCCCAGAAATGCCCATCTTGATCTCTTGAGAAGTTTTACTAATGTCTGTAACCCCTATCTCATTATTAGTCGCCACTTGCTCACTATCTTCTGATGTAGAAACCATATCCCCCTTGCCATTTAGTAGTGAAATGATAATTAGTACTCCACCAGATATATCGCTTACTATCAACGTCCTGATCATTTGGCGAATCAGCTATAGCTTGATCTCTATTGTCGCCCTGTCTAAATGCTGTTAAGCCAGTGTTGTTATCGTGTGATCCAGCTTGGTTTGGCGGAGCATGTACTTGATGTTGCTCATCTAGATTTGTGTAATAACTGAATAGAAATACTCTGGCATCCTCTGGGTTGTCGGCGTCCTCAATAACATCCACTAGGAACGGTGATAATGTATTAAATTTAATCTTCCACTTACCTGAGTTTTTGTCCTGATAAGGGAATATATAGCCAATGCCATTCCTAAAAGCTTCTACGTACTCATTCATCTTCTTCATGCCAGAATTAAAGTTAATTAAATCTAGTAATTGATCTAACTTCTCTTGATCTGCCTCATCTTCTGTCGTTCTAGTCGCTCCATGCTTGTAAACCATAGCTTTTTTATCAATAATCTTTCTAGCGATGGATATATTGGATACTCTGTTACTAATCTCTTTCAAGACGTCGTTAGTCGTTTCCTGTTCAAGGGCTCGCAACACATACTTACTAGTATAGTCCCGCAGTATGTCGTATCGCCTTTTGGCCTCTCGCTTTCTACTCCAATTCTCTTGAGAGTTAACCTCTTTCAGTACTTGGGCCCTAAAATCAGGCTTTAGGATATCACTTTCTTTTTCTATTTTCATTATTACCTCGTTCTACCAAAGGATGTGCGGTTAAAAGATTCAATATTATTTATCTTGGTTACGATACCATAACCTGCAGCCGTTGTAATATGCTGCCACTCGTCTCTATCGTCTTCTATATATTGCCCACCTTTTTTAAGTTTAGTCAATCTGAGACCTTTTATAAATACGGGGCACTTTTTACGGTCAACTTTTACGTGTGATTTGCCATTAGCGTTTAATAGCTGGCCATTCACTAGGTTGTGTCGCTTTCTAATGGGTGGATTAGCTAAGGGCACGTCTAGTTCAACGTCTAACCCCTTACTCTTGCAGAAATTCATTATAATGTCGTAGTCAGTGGCTTTGGATCTAGTATCGTTATGTCTACCACAAGCATCACCGTTTATAATAAACCTAGTTGATTGCTTCAATATCCCTCTGTCCCATGCTTCATCGCAGCAGTCTTGTGTCCTTGCTCCGTGAATTACAACTTCGTCAAAAAAATAGAAAATCCCATCAATATACTGATAGAACACGCTAGAGAAAGGCTTTCCTTCACCAATATTAAAGTCAAAAGCCCAGTGGATAGGATGGTATGGGCTAACGGTATAATCATCAATAACATTTTTTTCTTCATTAAACGCATAATAAATAACCTCCGCTTTTATCTCAATCCACTCTCCATATATCATGCGCCTTGCTTCTAGCGCTGTATAGGTTTCTTTTAGTTGCTCGATATATGTGGGTGGCAGGAAGGGATTGTCTGTGGTTACCGAATAATAGGTATGTCTAGTTGGTATCTTAGTGCCAATAAAATAATCATAAGCAGCATGGGCAGGAGAGTCAGGATTAGTAGCACAAACCACAAAATTCTCTTTAACATGAGGTAGACGACCAACTCTAGCTCTGAGTTCTTTGTAGAACGAGTTGAATTCTTCTGTATCATTTTCAGTTAACTCCTCTATTGCTGCAGCACTTAGTTCTAGTGATCTAAGCTTANAGTATCGTTTATCGGCCCATGATCTGCAAATTATTTCAGATCCGTTCCAGAAGGATATCTTTGACTTGGATAAGTTGAAATCATAGTGCTCACCTTCTACTAGCGTCCCATCCATATGCTCAAGTACTTTAGCTAAAATGGTTTCTTTTAGATCTGGCATCGATCTACGACCAAGAAGGAATCTTGCACGTGTATTCTCTNTGCAGTGAGTAGTCGCTAAATGAGCCATTAGTATTGACTTAGCAGATCCTACCGATCCAGAGAGAAGTAATTCATGCACACCTAAGCTATAATCATAATTACGCCGAACATCCTCAATCACCTTATACTGATACGGTATTATATTGGGATCAAACTCAGACAGCGTTGGTGTAGAGCCATTCATTAGACCCTTTCGCTTTCTCTATCTGTATCGTTATCCATCATATGCCCACCCATCTCTTCTTCTAGTAACCTATCAGCTTCTTGTCGCATCCGCTCTTCTTTAATCTTTTGGTGAATAGATTTGATCTCCTCGTTCTTTGCTCTAACACATGCAACCACAAATGCCCTTGCAAAGTCTTTAGTGAGATCGATAATATTCTTCTTGGCCTTTTCGTGGTGGTGTAAGTCCATTAAGAACTTATCAAAATTATGATCTTTAAACTCTCTCTTGAGATTCTGAATACACAGATGCTTCCGCTCATGTTCTAAGCAGAACTTTAAAGCCTCTCCTCTAGAAGCACCCGTGAACTCAGAGTCAATTGGTATGCGCTCAATATAATCACGCACCTCTTTATTAAATTCTTCACTTACTATTGAATCAATCATTTAATCTCTCCATCATCGCTCCCATTGCTTCCATAATCTTTTTGGTTTTAGCTGTATCTAGTATCGCTAAAATAGACCCAGTGGTTAAACCTCTTTCTTCTAATGCATCCAAGATCTTTTGAGATTCGATATCTAGATAGTTAATTGTGAACTGATCATCTATTATTGTCTCACCACTGCACCGGGATTAAGGTCAACACCTCTAGTAGATGGCTCATAGTTCATGTGATCTGCCACCTTAACAGCCTCCTTGTTAGTCTCTCTAGTCTTGATACGCTCTGAATACATATAAGTTATGTCGTGAGTATGGTGATCTTCGGTTATGTACTGAGGTGCCCCATTTCTCTTGTCCCTAATAGCAGGAGAGCACTCAGCTTTAAAGTCTCCATCTACCACAGTAACCGTAACCTCATGGAAATGGCCACCTACTGAGTTAGAAGTAGTCTGTTTTCTACCTCTGGAGTCATAGCTATGAAAGTGATGAGAGTGATCGATGTGATCCCAATTTGGCGGAGCTTTAGGATTCCAGTTAATGTTTTTCTTAAGCTTAGACGTCTCTAGTTTAAATAGATCGTGGTCTACATAGAGATCGTCCTTGTACGCACGTAGTCCAGATGGTGCTTCCTGTTTAGCCTCTAGTTGCTTCTTGAGNATCTCAATCTCTTGAGACATTGACTCTGNTGATCTCTCTGGTTTCTCTTTCTTGTTAACTTTCTGATTCATCTAATCTTCCTTTGGTAATGAATAGTTTAATGTAAATATCTTCTGAGTTCCTTCATCTACTGATTGCTCTAACTTATCTTTCTGTCCAAGCCACTGCTTACCTAACCATATTAAAAGCGTAGCGTTGCCTGACATTGCTACCTCAAATTGCTTTTGAGCAAGTTTTAACCTAGACCCTCCATGGCAGTATTCTCTATACTCTGAAAAGGTCATCCCCTTATCTCTTTTTATACACCTCTCTATGGTTTTCCGAGTGTACTTCATGTCCTTTTTTTCAAGTAAAAACATTACTTGGTTCATTGTTGCTCCGTAGTACAGTGCCGTGTCGATGATATTATAGTCAAGCTCAGCCCTCTTCCTACCCATTAGATTTCCTTTTATAGCTTTCTGGGACTTTACTACCTTTTAAAATGTTTTCTTTGGCGGAAAGAGGCCTTAGATTCCCAATAGCCCAAAGCTCCTTTATCATATATTAGTCTCTTAATTATCCCATTCATACTTCACCCACTTCTCTCTATGTTCACAGAAGCTCCAGTCTTTTATCGATAATGCTTCCTTAACTCCCGGCCTATGTTCTGCAAATTTCTTCAGCCCTAAGTTATGTACTAATATATGACAGTGCTGGCATAGTGGTAGTAGATTCTCGTCTATATCATCACCACCAGCGCCCTTGCTTTTAATGTGGTGACCAGCTACTTGGCCTATATGACCACAAGAGCAGCATACTCTTTTATGGTATGACTTGAGTAGTTTGTCATTCTTAATTCGATTCATTGCTAAGCCATTGTTTATATATTTGCTCGCTTATTTTGTGCATCATTAACGGAGGAACAGACATTCCTATTTGATATCCGCCCAATTCTGAGTTCTTAAATTTATAGTCTAAAGGAAAGCTTCCAAGTAAAGAGCACTGTCTTGTAGTAAGTCCGTGCATAGAATCCCATCTATATAAATGTTGATGCGCATTTACTGCTGTTAATGTTGGCGCTGGCTTATTGGGATTTAGTTTTATCAATGAAAATAAACTCCCTTTTGGGTGAACCTTAGATAAGGAGTCTCCGGGGTTACATTTTTTCCAGTATTTATAGTTTATTGACCTGCTATAATCCCTTCCTTTTATATCTAAATAGCCATTAAGTGCGGTTTTAATCGCTATTGGCTTCTCATTAAAACCTAGCCTTAGTTTATTATAGTTTAGATCTTTTCTTTTACAAATAAAGAATACTCGTTCTCTTTTTTGTGGCAATCCCATTGTAGCACCATTTAATAGGAATAGTTGAACGTCATAACCAGAGACATTAAATAGTCCTATTATTTGTTTTACATACCCCTTAGCATTGCCCATCAGTATACCTTTAACGTTTTCAGCGACAACCACTTTTGGCTGGAGTTTTTTAGCTAAATCTATATAGTGAAAAAACAAATCATCTAGTACCTGACTTGCTTGCCCCTCTCTGAATTTCTTCTTCTTGCCCCATTTCTTTTCTCGGCTACCTGCCATTGAAAAACTAGAACATGGTGGAGATCCATCTAATATGTCTAAATCATAAAGCTCTTTAGGTAAGTCATCTCTTAGTTTAAATGTCTCGATAGATTCAAGATAGGAATACCTTGGGTTATGATTCTTTTTATATATAGCTATCATTTCTGGATCAATTTCATTACAACCAATTACATCAAACCCGCTCATTTTGTAACCCATCGTAGAACCACCACCGCAAGAGAAGCATGAGAATACTTTTAAGCCGTTCTTCTTAACATTCTCAAGGTCTGTTAAATTCCATTTGTAAGTAAAGTTACTCATTAAATTCAAACCCACATTTAGGACATGTATGCTCTAAATCATTGCCAAAATTATCAGTATCTATCTCTTTATTCTTGTCGCTTAAATCTTCAATCTCTATTGGCTCCCAATTCTCAATACCTAATAACTCAAGCTTTAATTCTGGCAACTCTTCCATTGCTATGTGCACAGCTTGCCTATCGAGCTCAGTCCATCTCGCGATTTCATTTTCAAATGTTAATTGCTGGACTTCTGCTGCTTCTGATTCAAAGTCTTGGTAGTTAACTGGAACCTTTTCCATGCCCAATAATAGGGCAACTTGCTTTCTCCCGTGCCCAGAAATAATAAGACCAGACCGATTCGATATTATAATTGGTAACCGCCACTTCTTAACAGATCCCATTACCTTTGCGAACTGCTCTATCTGTTCAATCCCATGCCTGTTATTATTTCTATTGTGATCGACAAGTGACATTGGATCAACGAGCTCATCATACGCACAATCAATATCTATTTCACCATCTTTAAATTTAGATCTCATTTAGCCTCGCATAATTACCAAAAAACTCTTCTGCTACGGCGTTATAACCTTTCGCTGCCTCTATTTCTGTTTGATATGTACCTATATGATAGTACTTACCGTCGACTATTATTGCCGCCTTAAACCTTGACCATGATTTCTGTACACCTTTGTATCTTCTGTTCCCATGTGGCTTTGAATTCATTTTATTTTTAGCGTGGTCTGACTCTCTTAGGTTGCACTTTCTGTTATCGCTACGATCTCTGTTTATGTGGTCAACAAGCTTCCATTTATTCTCGGTTATCTCTCTATGAAGGTAGATTCTCTTATACTTGCCGCCTAATATCCGCACACTTCTGCAAATATACCCATTTGAGTGCGACCATTTATATTTGTGTAGCTCGTACTGAATGTAATCATTTAGATCAACTTTCGCGGGAGGTATGTTCTTCATTGGAATAAACACAGTTCCGTGTGTTTTAATTTCTTTTTCTACTTTCAAGCCAGTCACCTGTGTAAAAGTTATACATTTAGGCTACATGCCAATTAATCTTAACGTCAACTGGGTAATCTAAACCATTTTATTGCGCACCGTAGTATAGTATACTGGATACATGGAGGTGGTTATGAGAGATGCAATTAGAGGATTACTTATTTTAATGGAGAATACATTTACTCAAGTAAGCGATGAAGAGTTTATGTTACTCAATAAACAGACACAGGATGAGCATAGGGCAGCTATGAACTTAATAGAATCTATGTATACTTACGTGTTAACAATTGATAAACACAGGCAAGATACTAGTCGAGAATAATAACAGCCCCGTCAAAGCCAAATGATCAGAAAAACTAAGACGGGGTGTTCTCAAGGTGGTTGAGAACTTTATTAAATATCTTTTGGTCAAGGTCGTCAAGGATGACTTTTACCTCATCAATTGAGCACACTACTTCACCTATACCGCCATTTCTTTTAATATTATTTAAGAATAATCTCTGATGTTCCGATACTCTCTTTCTGGTTTTAGGAGTCTTAACTTCTAGCGCTACGAATATACCTCTATACACGCCCATGATATCAGACTTGCCAGCTACATCGTATTTAGCAGGGGTTCTGTATTTCCTTTTGGCTTGATCGTATATCCCGGTATTGTTTACCTTGAAAAAGTACCCGCCAGATCTATATTGCAGGTAGTCTAATATGGATCGCTCAATTGGCTTCTCTAGCATTTTCTAGTCCGCGTAAGTAGTTTATCGAATTTATAATTAGGATTAAGAATCTTTAACAAAGAATCGCTCTCCACCGCGTTATTCACCTATTGCTCGATTTTAATAGAGCTCTCACCGAATAACTCTCCGAGTCGTTTCATCCCTCGTTCTTCGTGCGGCAGTAGATTCTCATCGTCTGGGTTTCTTGTGCTTGTAGCCATAGCCGATTTACAACACTCCCGTAGTTGGGCCCTAGCTGATCCCATCTCGTTGTTGGTTAGGCTGGTAAGTGTTGACCATCCACCAAAGCGTTCGATAGCTAGCCATACTACTGGGCCCAGAGCTTCCCTGGCCTCTTTAACCTGATAGGATCCAAACGATCTAATTGCATCAAGTATCTCTCCGGCCATTTCCATTGCCTTGTCCTGCTCGCTGATAGGTGGGTTGATTATTTTCATAATATCCGAGATATCAGGGAACCGAGGGTGCTCGTAGTAGAGTTTTTTAAGTGCTGCCATAACCTTGGGTAACTCAAATTGAGCTAACGTCTCAACGTAAATATCTATACGCTCCTCGGTTATCGCCTGATCTTTCGCTAGGGCTAGTTTTCTGATCGCCTCAAAAAGGGATTTCTTTGCTTTTAAGATCTCTGTTTTCGCATTGTTCGAGTTCTGTTGCATATTTATTCTCCAGTCCTACGGTTGTATTTTGCCTTATTTGAGCGAAAGTTTCAAATTTCTTACCACTAGGTATAGTTTTTCTATGCGATTCCCATCCATTTTTCAGCCATCTTGTGAAAAATGCAGAGAAATTACTTTTAGGTTTTTTATGTGGATTTGTTTCTATCCAAAGATCTGCATTCTTCAGCTCTGATTTAATCCAACTGATCTCGTATAGGCTTATCCATTTCTTCTGAACATTATGCGAGATACCCATAAAATAATCTTCCATCTCAAGTGAAGAAAATTCATTTAGTACTCCATGAGTAGGGGGTTTGTTTCCCCGAGAAGGGGCTACTACTTTACTTTCCTTTTCTTTATTCTTTTCTTTCCTTTCCTTTTCTTTCCTTTTCTTAGGGGCATTTGAGTTGTTTTTGATTTGGTACTTGCCTAGATATTTCGGAAAGTTAGGTATCTCAAACTCTATAAAACTTTCATTGAAAGTTGCGACAAAGAGACCACTTTCTTGTAACTTTTCCACCACTTTCTTACAACTCTTTGACTGCTTTCTCCATAGAATCCTGATACTTTGTTGGTGAAAAGTGAACACTTTTGGAGTACTTTCTTCGTTAACAGCCTTTTCGCCACAGAGCTCCAAAAGAGAAAAATAATAGTAATATGCTTCAAATCCCAATAGGGAAATTGCTTTTTGCATCTTGTCATTATTATGTGTATTAAATAAATGTCTAAAGTAATTCTTTCTACCTGATGCCATAAACAGCCTTTTTGAAAGTTTATATTTTTTATATTTTTACATTTTTTTAGTTTACTTTACCAAATAGATAGACTAAATTCATTAAAAAATAAACAACAAAAGCGAGAGTATGGAAATAAAATACGGGCAACTTAGGAGGGACTGTACAGAGGCCTTATTTAGTAAGGGTAAGGGGTATAGTGATATGTCTAAAGATCTGTCGATACATTTAACTCAAGTATCATTATTTATGAACGGGTTTAAAACTATCGGCAAGAAACACATTCCCAAGATCTGCGATTACTTAGAACTTAGTATCAAGGATTATTATACAATAGAGTAAATTTTACAAAGGTGGTTGAATGACAGCAAAGAAACTGAATCTATTTCAGAGGCTATCTCTTATATCAGAAGAGGCCGACAAGATCCCTAAAAATGGCTATAATAGCTTCTCAAAGTACAAGTATGTGCAAGCAGTAGACGTGATTGGATCGATTAAGAAGCTCTTAATAAAGCATGGTATTTTTCTATCTATAAAAGAGAATTCTGTAACTAGAGAGCAGTATGGAAAGAACTTTCATAGTACAATTCATTGCACCGCCACCTTTACCAATGTAGACGACCCTAAAGATTCTATCAACGTAGATTACTCATCAACGGCTGCAGATACATTAGATAAGGATATCTTTAAAGCCAAGACCGGTGGGATGAAATACCTATTTACTCAAATGTTTCTAATAGTAACAGATGACTTTATTGACCCAGAGGAACAGAAGCCACTTAAACCAGGCCACAGAGATACCCTTACTCAAACATCAATCAAGGGGTCCAATGCACAGACGATAAACAAGAAGCGAGACAAACTACTCCAACTTATAAGTGACTCTGGTACAGCGATAACTAAAACAGTAGAGGACTGGGTAGACTCCCAGCCTGAGAATATAATTGATCAGCAAATAGAGAGGATGAACAAATAACGAAAAAAATAGTTGAAGGCGCGATAAAGGAAAAATTAAAAAGCGACCTATTTGGAGATAAAAATGAATAACAATCTAATCGTCTATCTATTAACCGGCTTCCTTGGGTTCTTATTAATGACACCAGATATTCACAAAAGGTTTGGGTTTAGCGTGGTCAAAACGGCTATGAGTGGGGTGCTATTTATCTTGGTATGGCCATGTATAATTTTATACGCAGTAGTAATATCGGTAAATAAAGGAGAATGAGAAAACTAGTTACAGAAGTAGAAATGGAAGGATATTCAAGACATGGGCATTGATGAGTTATACATACAAAAAGCCAGTGTAGAGGCTTTCGCGAGAACCAAATGATTAGACCAAGAAAGCAAAAATACAACAGGTCAAGGTCAAGGTCAAGGTTAAGGTCAGGGTCAAGGTCAGGGTTAAGGTCAGGGTTAGAATGAACTGGTATCGTGATTTCAATAAAAACAAGGAGAAGAATATGAGCGGAGTAAACAGAGTACAATTATTAGGTAGATTAGGTGGGGATCCAGAGTTGAAGTATGCACCTAATGGCAATGCAGTATGTAATTTTACAGTAGCAACCTCAGAGAGCTGGACAGACAAACAAGGTCAGAAGCATGAAAAAACTGAATGGAGTCGCATAGTAATTTTCAGTAAACTGGCCGAGTTATGTAATCAATATATAAGCAAGGGATCACAGGTCTACGTTGAAGGTAAAATCCAGACAAGGAACTATGACGACAAGGAAGGTAGAAAGATCTACATAACAGAGATCGTTGCTAATAACGTTCAGTTTTTAGGTAGCAAGAAACAAGAACAAACCAATAGCGAGCAATCTAATTTCACCAGTTCTGATATCCCCTTCTGATATGGAAGATAAATCACTAACCAGAAGCAAAACTCACCCTCAGTCATTTTGCCACGGATGTAAAAAAATTACAGACGACTGTGATGATACTCATAAGTCAATAGACGGCGGCAAGAAGAAAACTAGAGAGGGGTGGGCTTATTGTGTAGTTATGTGTGCACAAAAGGAAATAGATGAAAAGTAAAGAGCAGCAAGAAGATGATCTACTTGAACCAGATGATTACTACAGGAAGCATGGTCTATGGATGCCATACGCAAATAAGCTAATAGAGAATATTGACGACGCACTAAGGAGGATGAGTGAAAACAAAGATCTGCAAAAACATCGCATGTCGAAAAAAGAAACCAATAAGTGAGTTCTACGCAAGAAGGGATATTCCAGATGGCTTAAACTCTTGGTGTAAAGACTGCTGCAACGAGAGGGAGAGAACTCGTAGAATGAAAAAGAACCTTAGTGAGAGTTATTGGCAATTAGGTGATGCAGAAGCCAAGGATTTTGTGAACTGGAACGATGAAGCGTTATATGTATGGTAACTAAAGGACAAAAATGAATCGAAAAGAATTTAGGCGTGGGATTAACGTGGCTAGGGAGGATCTGACAACGGACTTCCTAATACATGGTCAGACGCATGGGGTATGTAGTTACTTAGAATGGCACGTGTCATTAAGCAGTAGGATTCTATTTAATAGGTTATCTAGACCAGAAAACTCATGAGAAGCAATTGATGGTCTGTATGACTACTGGCTAGGAGACCGAGACTCTGAATCAAACACCGCCCGTCGCCTCCTATTTTTAGACATGTTTGAAGGATACAGCTTAATGAGTGGTGAATATAAAGATTTATAACAAAGGAGACCTAAATGAACTACCTAATAATAGTTGACTATGGAGACTCGGTAGAAACCTACCCAATTAACACCAAGAGAAGTGCTGACATATTTGCTGATGCCATGAGATCAGTACATCCGTTTGCTACGGTGATAGTGCAGGAGAATAATAATGGATGAAAAAAGAGAAACTAAGAAAAATAGAGGCCTTTTTGTTGAAAGTAGAGAACCAAATTGCTACAGCGCAAATATTCTTTATTAATAACGAGATAGGGCCATCAGAGTTGTTGGATCAATTAGAAGACATTCAATATACAGTGGAAGGGTTAAGGCAACATTATGGACATGAATGATTTAAACTATAAAAAGTATGATGATGAATTGGGGTGTGAGATGGATGCCGAATACAAGGTTATTGAGCAGGCTAAAATCATTAAAGAGAAAGAGGGTAGGATAGAGGAGCTTAAAAAGGAAGCCTGTAAAGATGAAGATAGGTTACATAAAGCATACACAGAAGAGATTGTGCTCACCGCTATGCTGGATAAAGCGCTGAAGGTTATTGACTTTCACAAACTAGTTGATCCCAAGGCAAGGCAACTCCTAAACTCACCAGAAATCAAAGAATATTTAAAGG